CATGACGTGGTATGGACAACCTAACCACCTATACATACAGCTTGAGTTTTTCAAACAACAAGGCAAAAAGTTAGACATCAAACCAAAGCTAATCATGATTAACGACGGTCATGAGGACCGCAAATACTTTGAAAGAATGATCAAAGCATATAAGCCTTATATACATTTGACTGGCATACAATTGGACAAAGACCATGGATTTAACAGCCATATGTGTCGCAACATTGGCGTTAAGCAGGCAAAAACAGACTGGATTTTCCTAACAGACGTCGATTGCCACTTGTCTGAAGAGCTTTTTGGGTATATAATAGCCGAAGCAAAACTGGACGACTCAATGTACTATGTCCCTAAAGCAAATATGGAAATCAAAGAGAACATGGAAGAATATGAGTTGCTTGATCCAAAAGGGATCATCAAAAAGGTGACCCATCCTAATACATGGCTGATGACTAGAGAATGTTTTTGGTCAACTGGTGGATACGATATTGAGTTTCAAAACGTCCGACAAGGTGATGCTGAGTTCTGGCTCTCTATTGGAAGGCCAGGAGTTAAAACATGGGATTATGATTTGATTCATCCGGAGTATACAGTTTTTGTTAGAGCTCCTAAAAGAGAAGAATCATACATCAGACAAGAAAATAAAAAAAGTATGATGGCAAAAGAATTAGTAGAATTTGTTAGAGTGAGGAATACCAACCCTTATAGAAAATACAGAAAAAGAATAACTAACTGTACCTGGGATTTTGTTTAATGTCGAATAAGAGTAAAGTAAGAAAACATATAACGATAACAACGCCAGCAGATTTTGCTGCCGAGATAGAATCTATCGTTTCAAGCTCACGAGGACAGATAACATACTACGAAGCTATTGTTGATCTTCTGGAAAGAAACGACGAGATAGAACCAGAGACAGTAGCAGCATTGATACAGAGAAATCAAAAATTGAAAGCTAAAATTTATGAAGATGCGGAGACATTGAACTTAGTTGAAAAAATAAGCAAACTACCCATCTAACCTAAAAGGACTTTATTATGGAAGCTGTGAGCTACAGAGGCAGGATAAACGTTGTGGAACCATTTGATGTATATAAAAAGTACTTAGCACTTAAGAGTCATTTCTCTAATAAGAGTTACGACTACTTCAAGTACAATGGTAACGTCAAAGCATCAAAGAACTCATTTGAGACAAGACGCGACAAGTATTTCTTCTACAAACTATCTAAGCAGAAAAACGTTGAAGAGTTTCTTGTAGCAAACTTTGTTGATGGTGATAAAGATTTTTGGATTGGCAATCTAAGAGACGATAAGGTTGCTGAAGTGTACCAGCAATACAAGAAGAGACAACAATCATTGTCGTACACATTCAAGAGCGACTTAGGTAAAATGAAAGAGTCGTTCGATGATAATATTATTGTACCGCCAAACGAACACCCATATCTACTGAGGCTATTTCTTAGAAAAGATATTTGTATTGAAACGTTGACTATTTTGGATTTATTGTGTAATATATACAAATACTGGGACAAGGAACTGGACGGCGATGTAGTTTGGCCAGGTATCAAACAAAAGTCATTGAAGTACAGACCCTTTATGTCAGTAGATATAAATAAGTATAGAGATATTGTTATATCTCATTTTAGATAAACCGCAAATATAACGTATATAACGCATACAAGGAGAAAATATATGGCAACATCATTTGCATCACTAAAGCGCGCAAGCGCAAACAGCTTTGATAAGTTAACTGAGGAACTTAACAAGCTCAACTCTTCCCCTCAGCAACAAGGTGGTCCCGACGAACGTTTTTGGAAGCCAGAAGTAGATAAAGCTGGTAACGGCTTTGCTGTGATCAGGTTTCTTCCAGAACCAGAAGGCGAGGATGTTCCATTTGTTAGAATTTGGGATCATGGATTCCAAGGACCTGGTGGATGGTACATTGAGAATTCTCTAACCACTCTTGGTCAAAAAGATCCAGTATCAGAATACAACTCAATGTTGTGGAACTCTGGTATTGAGTCAAACAAAGATATTGTTAGAAAGCAAAAGAGACGTCTTTCATTTATTTCTAACATTTATGTTGTTAAGGATCCAGCTCATCCTGAAAATGAAGGAAAAGTTTTCCTTTACAAGTATGGTAAGAAGATCTTTGACAAACTCAATGAAACAATGAATCCTCAATTCGAAGATGAGTCACCAATGAATCCATTTGATCTTTGGGGTGGCGCAGACTTCAAACTGAAGATTAGAAACGTTGAGGGATACAGGAACTATGATAAGTCAGAATTTGATGAGTCAGCTCCTCTATTAGATGACGATGAGAAGCTAGAAGGTATCTGGAAATCAGAATACTCTCTAAAAGAGTTCGTCGATCCATCTAACTTCAAAACTTACGAAGAGCTTCAAGCCAAACTCAACAGAGTGCTTGGTCTTGATGGTGGTGCTCCAGCAACAACAACTGCTGAACAAGCCCCCGCTCCATCTTTCCCTGAAAGAGCTCCGCAAAGTGCTCCACAGGAAAGAGAATCGTTTGATGATGATGACGATGCAAGCGTTTCCTTCTTTGCTAAACTAGCTCAAGAAGACTAATGTTAGAATCGTTCACTCTTGGACAACTGCTGGTAGCATTATTGCTACCAGTAGCTTTTCTACATGGCCACTTACACGCTAAAAAGAAACATTTTGAAATGGGTATTGCAGCAGCATTTGATACGCTAGCTAAAAGTGGCAAGCCTAAACCAGGCGAACCTAAAACTGTGATTATTGAATTAGAAGTTGAGTAATTACTGACCGCCAAATGGTAGAGGACCTCTACCGCCAACAGACAATGAATTATTAGGTGGAAGAACGACAGTTCTTGAGTTAGATACGTTTGTGCTATTAGTGCTAACGCTTGGCGCTGCAACGTTTACCATATTACCACCACCGCCTTGAGCTTCTTCGCTAGCTTGTCTTTCAGCTCCTGTAGCACCAGCAACAGCACTAGCCTGTCCTGCAGTCTCGCCAGGAG